GAGCAGTGAAAGTGAGGAACGTAGTTCCCCTTTTGCACATAGTGAAAAAGAAGCCAACTCAGGGACAATGTCCCATTAATGAGATGGTTGAGCAAGTTTGCAGGTCCAGGTTTATTCAGCTTGGCCAATGATGAGCTCTTCATTCCGATAGTGGAGAAACACACGCGGAGACGCGTGTGATCCTATCACCAGAACCTCATGGAGGTCCTCCGGACCGATATGGTCTTCACTCGGATCAGTCGGATTTAACCGACCCATATAAGGTACTTTCGTACCAGCAAAGATGAATCGCTCAGAAACCCAGCCGGGTTTGTCTGTGATGAATCTTCCAATTTCCTCTTCTGATGGAAGAGGTCCTTGGATTTCCTGACAGTAGTCTCTAAACATGCGTGAAGCCCGTTGGGCCCACGTTAGGTTCTTATAACCACGCGTAATGCGGGTTTCTAGTTCCCACATGTTAGAATACGTTTGACTTTGCATGATCTTTTGGAGGGCTTCGCCCTCTGTGATCCATTGTTGTTTCCAGGCAAGTTTCTTGCGGGAAGGGTAGTTTAGTTTTCTTTCTGCTTCACTGAAGTTAAGAATCAATTCGAGTTCCTCGATTGTCTTAAAATCAAACAGAAGTGGAAATTCTTCCAAGAATATGGTCGGCACACTGTGCTCTGCTCCTCTGGAGCTCACCGTTTTGTCACCCCAATTCGCGAGAATGGACTTAGCAACCATGTTGCCTTGTTCACGCTCTGAAATGAGGTGTCGGTGCCATATAGGAAGTTTCTCTGTGTACACCTTCGGATTGTCAACCGGAAGACCTAATCCCCCCCATTGGGGTGGGATGAAAGCCTCTGGTCGACGTTCCATCAGATGATGCATGTTTCTCAAAAGACGCCACAACATGGCGTATTTTAAGTCGTTGTACTCGGGGGGTACCCATCTCCAGGTATTGGAGAACTCCCTAACTTTTCCAAAGATAGGGTTGGTATCCTCGTCACCACGGCCAAGCTTGGCCTCAGGTGATATGAGCCTAGGTTTTGGAATCTGAATTTCAGAGTCATAACCTATCTTTGTGTCTGTCTTACACATTTGTTGACAGTACACAAAGTGGTTCTCGAATATTCCCCACTTGTCCTCGGATGGGACCATTGTCGTAATCCGGGACGCCTCAGCATACTTTGTAAGTACGTCGAGGTTGTCGCTAGCGTCGATTTGATCGTCGCCAGCTGTGGCAAAATACAAGGAACTTGTTCCTCCATTAGCGTAGCAATTTGCTACCTTCGCTAAGAAGGTTAGTATGATCTTAGTACCAGGCTCTCCCATTAGGGAACCAGTATTGGTTATAACCTCAACTCCGTTGGAGTCGGTATAGACCCTGGGACTAAGGAGCAAGTCTAAATAGGACTTTGAGTATCCACCGTGGGCGCCAAAGGCGCTTAGGAGTTCACTCATTGCTATCTTGCCTGCTTCGTGACTTATATGGTCCGTAGCGGACTCGAAGTCTCCTACCATAACATACTTGGGAATTCTTCCCTTGTTCTTGGCTTCTAGCTGCCTCATCCAGGCACCTAGTTGAGATCCGGAAGACAGTCCTGCTCGTAGAGTAGGATCGTGTTCTAAAATCTCTCTCCAAGAATGGGCAAAAGGTTGCCCATACGTTACCAATGCTGCAATAGTCTTAGTAGCAATTCTAACCTTACACCCAGGTTCCCCAATGGGGACCCTTTTCATGGGTATAGGTTTTGAACTACGACTACCATCTTCGTTTAGGTAACCATCTTTAATTAAAGTGGTGTATGCCCAAGCGAACATTTGGAATCCGATTCGTTCAGATTCTCCCGACTTAAAGTCTTCTGTATAGAGGCCTGTAGAGTAACGTTTGATGGAAAATCCTTCACACGCTTCCTCCATGTGGGACGGCTTGACCGTCTTCCACAAGGGTTTACCGGCGGAATAGACTATATTTTCTTTCGTGGGAAGAGCTACATTGTAGCTCTCCGTTGGTACTTGTTGTAACCAACGTGAAACCTCACGAAGAACATATTTTCTTCTCCCGCCTTGTCCGCGGCTCGACTCGAGACACGCAGAATTGGTAATGGAAATATGGCCAGTCTTTCGTTTGAAAGCGGCCTTCCCAACACTTTTCAGTATCTCTAAGGCTGAAAGCCTTGAGTACTTCCTCAAAGTGTCCCGGTGTTCTTGGCTTAGAACTAAGTTCTTAGTCAATGTTTGTGTATGTGCCTGTAAAGCTTCTTCTGCTGTGACATCGTCACCTGCAGGGAAGCCCCTTTTGTCGATTAGGATTCGGCTGTATGCGCGCTCGACATTTGTCAGTTCGCATGCAGCTTTATCCATCCAACAATCGGAAGGCAGAGGAGGGAACCAACTGAGCCATTTTGGCTCTGGTTGGATCGATCCTCCATACTTAAGCAAAACATAGAGTGAAAACTTGCTCCATTTCTTACAGATTCGGTGCACACTTGAAGTGGTACATACGTCATGAACGCAATGTATCCACCATGTGACCTTAAACCGTTCGATTGAACGGTTATCGGTTGGAAATGACAATGAAAGTACAGTGTCAATCCAGCGCCATACCTTAAGGAACTTAAGGATGGTCTGGCAGGAAGCACGGAGGAGAGTATCCAATGCCTTTCTCACACCACGAAAGTGTAAGATAGGACATTGGGCTCTAACCCGCTTCCGATCTAGCATTCTAAGCGAGCCCTTTGGGCGTCGTTTCAAGAAGCCATCGATTCTCTCGCGATGAGATAACCGTGGTAAGTTGGATCGGGTCAATTCACCGAGGCGCTCAATGAGCGCACCGGACCTATGGAGTTCAATGAATTCCGACAGGTTGATCTTATCGACCTTCTCAGATGCTGCTCCGTTTCCTCTCGTGCCAATCAGGTAATTGCCTGTTGGGCTAGTAGATGGAAACATGGTGGTGAGGGAAACCTTGCTAGTCAGTAAATCTGAGTAAGAGAG